CCGACGCCGCCGCCGCCGCCGCCGCCGCCGCCTACGCCGCCGCCTACGCCTACGCCGCCGCCGCCTACTCCGACGCCGCCGACGCCGAACGCGAAATTTTCACCATCGCCGTCGCCATTCTTGACGAGGCTATCAATCTCGGAAAGCAGGCGGAGCCTATCGAGACGGCACTTGTCACATCGCGGATGGCGGCTGTGCGGTCGCTTGCTTCTGCTTAACGCTGACAAGAACGACTAGTGAGCGCGGACGACAGATAGGAACATGAATGTCCTCGACCTCTTCTCGGGAATTGGCGGCTTCTCCCTCGGACTTGAACGAGCCGGAATGCGAACCGTCGCGTTCTGTGAGGTTGAGCCGTTCTGCCAAGCGGTCCTCCGGAGGCACTGGCCAGCGGTCCCGATCTACGAAGATGTCCGAACACTCACAGCCGAACGCCTCGCTGCCAACGCCGCAACAGGAGACATTGGCATTGATGTCATCTGCGGCGGATTCCCATGCCAAGACATTTCGCGAGCCGGATACAGCGCTGGGCTCGCTGGCGAGCGGTCGGGACTTTGGTCCGAATTTGCCCGCCTCATTGGCGAGGTTCGACCCAGATACGCAGTCGTGGAGAACGTCGCAGCGTTGCTTGATCGAGGGATGGGAACCGTTTGCGGAGACTTGGCCGCCATCGGGTATGACGCGGAGTGGTCGGTTATATCCGCTTGCTCCCTTGGTGCTCCACACATGCGACAGCGAGTGTTCATTGTGGCCTACCCCGACAGCAAGCATGGACGGCCGCGGGTTCGGGATACCGCTGCACGACCGCACAGGCCGCTACAAGAAATCAACGGTTTCGAGAGTTCACGCGCTGGTTGGCGCGCACGGATGGCGAATCCATCCGAGCTTTACCGAGACGCTGATGGGGTTTCCTTTGGGATGGACCGAAATCGAGGCATCGGAAACGCTGTTGCCCCGGCGGTCGCGGAAATCATCGGGCGGGCGATCATGAACGCCGCTGATAACAACTAAAGGCTGACCGCACATGGCTGGACTGAATACCGGCAACGCCAAGGCAGCCCTCTCCGAGAGGGGCGATGACCTTTATGAAACGCCAGCCGTTGCCACAAAGGCGCTGATGCGTGTCGAGGCGCTGCCGGAAATCATCTGGGAGCCAGCCTGCGGGCCTGGGAGCATCGTGCGGACGCTTCGAGATGCCGGGCACAAAGTCTATGCAACAGATCTGGTGAATTACGAATGCCCCGACTCCGAGCACGGGGTTGATTTTCTAATGGAGCTTTCTGCCCCAACCCACATCGGGGCCATCGTGACTAATCCGCCCTTCAAACTGGCGGGAGAGTTTGTCGGCCACGCGCTGACGCTTGCCCCGAAAGTAATGATGCTTCTTCGTCTCGCATTCATCGAAAGCGAGAGGCGGCGGTCGATCTTGGACTGCGGAAAACTCGCTCGCGTTTATGTGTTCCGCAACAGGCTCCCAATGATGCACCGCGCCGGGCGCGGAACGATGGTCGCCAAGACAAACAGTTCTGCGATGGCGTTCGCATGGTTCGTCTGGGACGTGAACCATAGCGGTCCCACGGAAATGCACCGGATTTCCTGGGAACCTGAAACCGCTAACAGCTAAACGATACTCACAGACATGACCAAGCCAAGCGCAGACACTGTTGAACGAGAACGCGAAAAGCTCTACCTTACGGATGCTGAGCTGATCCGGCGTTTGGGCGTTCCCGAGAGTGTCGCCAGGCCGGTCATCCAGCAACTTGAGGCGAAGGCAGGCTTTCCACCGAGACAAGCCTTATGGGGAAACCGCAGATATTGGCCTGCGGTTAAGGCTTATCTCGACAGAACCAACGGGCTTAATATCGAAGCCCCGAGGAGGAGCAGCCATGCCTGACCATCCGAAAATTGAGAATGCGCCCGGCCTTGTTTTCAAGCCCCGCAAGGACGGCTGGGAGGCCCGCTGGCAAGCCCGGACGGACCTGATCCGCAAGGGCTACCCCAACAAGAGCGTTGCCATCTGCCTGATCGGCTGGGAGCCCAGCGAGATCGACAAGGCGTTCATCTCCGACCGCTGCCGCGCCCTGCAAAGTGAAATGCTGGTGTGGGGGCGTGGTGGCTTGCCTGATGTTCCGCCCGCGTTCGACGGGACCGTAGGCACCCTGATCGCGTGCTATCAGCGCGACCCGGATTCCCCGTTCCACAAACTGCGCTGGAACAGCCGCAACAACTACGAAAACCTGATGCGTCGGCTCAAGCAAGAGCACGGCGACGAGCCTCTAGTGGAGGTCAAGTCCCGCACGTTGATGCGCTGGCACGAGGCTTGGGTTGGCGAGCGGGAGCATCACGCGATGGCTCACAGCATGATCGCGATGGTGCGGACGCTGATGACCTTCGGCGCGACGATCCTCGAAAGCGCGGAGTGCTCCCGGCTCAAGATGCTTCTGAGCGACATGCGGTTCACGATGCCGAAGGCCCGCACCGAGCGCATCACGGCGGAACAGGTCGTGGCGATCCGCGCCGCAGCTCACAAGATCGGTAAGCCGTCCGTGGCGCTAGCCCAGGCATTCCAGTTCGAGTGCATCCTTCGCCAGAAGGACGTTATCGGGGAATGGGTGCCTGCCAGCGAGCCTGGCTTGTCCGAGGTCGTGGACGGCGGGACCAAATGGCTACGCGGCATCCGCTGGTCCGAGATCGACGAAAACCTGATCCTGCGTCACACCACGTCCAAGAGGCAAAAGGACGTTGAAGTCGATCTGAAACTTGCGCCGATGGTCATGGAGGAGTTGCAGCGCCTTCCGTCGATCCCCAAGACCGGACCTATTGTCGTCTATGAGGCGACGGGCATCCCATTTCGAGGGGCGCAGTTCCGCAAGCTCTGGCGGCTGGTGGCAACCGTCGCGGGCGTCCCAGACGCGGTTTACAACATGGACAGCCGCGCTGGGGCGATCAGTGAGGCGACCGACGCGGGTGCCGATCTGGAGCACGTCCGCCACGCGGCGACACACTCCGACATCAAAATGACCCAGCGGTACAGCCGCAACCAAGTCGAGAAGACGCAGAACGTGCAGCGTGTTCGGAGTGAACATCGCAGGAACAAAACTGGCGGGAACGTCAGCTAAACACGGATGACTGACATGACTGACGGATGGCGAGACAGATCAACGCGCTACGGGTGGCTTTCACATATAATGTTGTATCTCCCACACATTGATTTTGCTCGCTTTCGTCAGTCATCCGGTCAGGTCCGGGCGATCCTGGGACGCATAGGGGTGCAAGGCAATGACTGACAACAAAATCACGATCCACATGGACCGGAAGTGCGTCGAGTGCCGCAGCAGCGGTGCCCTCGACAATGGCATCTGCCTGAGCTGCGCGCATAAGGCCATGATCGGCAAGACTATGAAGTCAGCCGTTGGGCGGGCGGTGCAGAAGCACATTCAACGCACGCTGGACGCCGCCCGTCAGGCGCGGTCAACGTCATCACAATAGGGACTGCACATGCGTGGAACAGGACCGCCGCCCTTCTGGCTTTGGTTTGGAGCCGTATCCGGCATCCTCTTCTTTTTTCTAGTCATTCACCCCTGGATCGAGAGGATCACCAATGGCGGTGTACGTTGATGACATGCGTGCCAGCTATGGGCGCATGAAGATGTGCCACATGCTCGCGGACAGCGTGGCCGAACTGCTCGCTATGGCCGACAAAATCGGCGTCGATCGAAAGTGGTTCCAGGCGTTGAGCCATCCGCATTTCGACGTGTGCCTAGCCAAGCGCAAACTTGCAGTTCAACACGGCGCTATTGAGGTTGATCGTCGTGGTCTCGCCAAAGCGAAGCGCCGGCACCGAGACAAGTTCATGGCAGACCCTGCCGAGCTGACTGCTATCCGCGCTGCGGCTGCGGTGTCGGCAAAACCGCTAACTGACGTGGCGCACTAACAGCGCAATAGGGATACATGACTGACCAACGCACAATCGGCTGGTTCTCTTGCGGGGCCGCATCCGCCGTCGCCGTCAAACTGACGGGCGCGGAGCCGGTCTATTGTGAGACGCTATCCGAGCATCCCGACAATCACCGTTTTATGGTCGAGTGCGAAAAGTGGTGGGGGCGCACGACGACCCGGATAGCGTCGGACGACTACCTCAATACCTGGGACGTGTGGGAAAAGACCCGCTGGCTGGCCGGGATTGAGGGGGCGCGCTGCACAGTAGAATTGAAGGTAAAGCCAAGGCTGGCCTTCCAGCGCCCCGATGATGTGCATGTGTTCGGCTATACGGCGGACGCCGATGACGCCGCCAGGGCCGACCGCCTACGCAAGAACTATCCAGAACTGACGATCAAAACGCCGCTGATCGAACGCGGGATAACAAAGGCTGCATGTCTGGACATGATCCAGCGTGCGGGCATCCGGTTGCCGCCCATGTACGCAATGGGGTTTCACAACAACAACTGCATCCCCTGCGTTAAAGCCACCAGTCCGGCCTATTGGGCGCTGGTCCGCAAGCAGTTTCCAGAACACTTTGACCGCATGGCAAAGCTGTCCAGAGAGTTGGACGTGCGGCTATGCCGGATCAATGACGAGCGCCGGTTCATTGACGAGATACCGGCAGACTGGCCGACGACAAACCCAATCCAACCGTCCTGCGATTTCCTCTGTCACATCGCAGAACAGGAAATGCAGTAAAGCGCGAACGCTGATTATCAACATGGAGTGACCACATGCCGACCGGAGACTTTCCGCCGCCAGAGGGGATGATTTGGAGTGACGCGCTCGGCTGGATTGCCGCGCCCTGTGCCGGGTGCAAGAAGGCGATCCAGATGCCGGGCACATATCTCCAAGTCAGGGGCAAAAACTACCACGAACAATGCGTCTGGAAATGTGTCGGGCATGGCTACGGAAACCATGCGCCAATTACCGTCACTAAACAGCCAAATGTGAAGGACGGACAATGAGCGCCGCCTGGGACTATCTCGAAGCTGAGCCGAGGGCCGACGCCCCGGCATCCGACAACCCATCTGGACTTTACTGCCCCGACTGCCGCGCGTCAGGGATGTCTCATTGTAGCTCGCCAGAGTGGTGCGGCGGGATGCGGTTGATGAAGCCGCGCACAGTCGGTGCAAGAGCGATACTGCAACAACCGCAGCGACATGCTGGAAAATGGACGAAATCGGGTGGTTTTTCGACATGACGCTGAAACGTGTCGCGACTATCGACACATATCGCTAACGCGGAACAACCGCAGCCGACAATATGAGGCCAGTTCGGCTATGATTGAGCAAACAGCAAAGCCTATAGACGGCACAGCCTGAAAACCTACTGACAACCCGATAGCAGCGACCGCTAACGCAACATCATCGCTCCTGATGATGGATCAGGATGTCGAGGAAGTGCCGCGCCTTTTTCAAATCCTCCACGCCGCCCTTATCTTTCCAGCCTATGAAGGACTCCAAAACGCCGGAAGCAAGTGGGTCTAGCGCGAGCCACCGGCAAAGCATGATGGCGTCGGTGCGCTTGCCGTATATAGAATGAAACTCAAAGTGACACCGAGAACAGAGTGCCGCGCCATTTGAAAAATCAGACTCTAGGGACGGGTGATCGGCCTTTGAATAAATATGATGGGCATGAAGCTCTGATGTGCATCCGCATTTGGAACACTCGCCGCCAACAGCCCGCACTGTACGGGCCCACCTGAGTTGACCAACAATGTTGGTGCGACCGTCTCTCCTGAGACATCCACAACTCTTGACCTTCCCGCGTTGCAATCTAGTTGCGGGAGCAATCACCTCAGACCCACACGCGCATACGCAACGCCATTTTGCGTGCCCCCTGTCCGTTCTTTCATAGGACAGAACGGTTAATCGGCCATATACCCTGCCGGTTAGATCAAGTCGCCTTGATACGGACCGCTTCCGACACCCACAGGATTTTGTCGCTCCGGTCCGAAGGTTGCCGGAACTGGCAACCGTTTTTTTGCCGCAGTCGCAATGACACAGCCATTTAACGCGGCTGAAATTATCGCGACCGGCTGGGGCGACGGCGACCAGAGAGCCGAAGCGTTGCCCGCAGATGTCAATCTTTTTTGTTATATTGAAGCTCCAAAATCAATTGGCAGTAGTGAATGGCCTTGCGTATGTCCTCGGCACCGCCCTTGGACTTGTGGCGAGTAATGTATTTTATCACATTACCAGCAAAATAATCGAGATTGTTTCTCAGGATGTATTCGACCGGCTGAATGGCGAGCTTGGCGTAGTGGTTGCCGGCGACTTGCGAGGCCAAGGGAGTTCTCCCGGACACGCCGGGGCTTTCATCAGCGCCGCCCATTGTCCGTGGTGCGTGTCCACCAGCGCATTCGTCATCAGCCACCCGCAACATGCAAAGTCCTCCAGTTCGTTAAACTTGACGTAGGCGAACGTCTCAAGCGCAGGGGGCTTCACACAATCCCCGCTCTGCGATTTCGTGCTGGTGGCCGCCAAGCGTAATGACAACTTTCGTCCCGTCCGTCGCGTGGATGATGATTTTCTTTTTACCTTTTTCCGTGACGACAGAAAACAACTTGGCTTGGTATTCAGCGAGCTTCATGCGTAGTCCCCATCCTCGTCGTACTCGTCATCGCTGTACTCGTAGTTAGCGAGGAAGCCTATCGCTTCCGGGAGTTCTTGCTTGCGTAGGCCCGGCGTGAGCGGTTCTTCGTGGACGTAGCGCGGGCGCGAATAGTGCGCCTGGCTGTGCCGGTCGCGCGGGCGGTCTTTGCGGATTTTGAGGCTGCCGATTGGTCGCATGATTGATCTCCTGGCTTGACGATCTGACCGGACCATGACGAATGGCAATCGAGGCATTGCCACCGCTGGCGCGCCACGGACTTGCCGTAGTTGAGGCCGCGCGCTTTGATCCGGGTAGATTGGCAAGTCGGGCAGGCTGAGCGCCCGCTGTATAGGTTCAGGTTGGGGTGATTGGTCGCCCAAGGCTTGAGCCGTTCATAAACGCGCTCCAGCAATTCCACGTCGCGGGCGTTGTATCGCCGCATGATACGCCACGACTTCTGGTCGCCGTGCATACAGCCGAGCCACAGATGGACGCCCGTGTGTGGGAGTTTCCGACCGACACCGAGCGATTGGCCGAGCGCGTCAAGCCTGTTGCTGTCAAACTTGAAATGCCGTTTGGCTAGTTTGAGCGTGTCAACTGTCTTGTATGGGGCGGGCGGCTCTAGCCCATGTTCGATGAACCGCGCATTGGATTTGCGGATGTCGAAGCGGTCGCCGTTGTGGGCAATGATGACATCGGCCTCGTCAAAAACCCGATGTAGGTCTTTGACCAGATCGCGGTCATCATCCTTGCGCTTGTTGAAGCCGGGATAGTCGGGGAGCGCCCTGGTCGTAACGCGCCGCTCGCCCTGCCACTTGTACGCAAAGCTGAGCATGTACCACTCGGCCTGCGTTGCGATGATATTCCCCTCCTTCCATTTATCGAAGTAAAACCCGAGTGAGGGGGCCGTCTCGATGTCCACGAACGCCACGCGAGGTTGGCGATTCAATATCCACCTTTTGAGTTATTGAAGGGGACGCTATACATCAACCGGCGTGTTCGTCCGGTACTTGCACGGCAGCGCAAATCCTGACGGGTGAAAACACCAATAGGTGTGGCGCCGCTCGGTGACATTCCAATAAGCAGCCGCGTGAACTGCAAGCGCCACCAACCCTATCCCGAACACGAAGCAGACCGTGAATATAGCGAGTAGCCGGGAATGCGTCACCCTTTGATGACCGTGAACCCGACTGGTTCAACAGGAAGATTGATCTCCGCGCCGAACAGGCCGCGCAATAACTGCTGCAATGGGTTGCACCAATAGCGCCGCGTGCCCGTGTAGATCGCCGGTCCGGGCGACATGCCGGACGGTATCTGTATTTCCCGGCTAAACGATCTGCCGCCGCCGCTCAGTTGTCGCCGGTACACAGTCGGAATGGGGGCGGTGTCGAATATCACGCCCGCGCTATCGATAAATCTGCGATTTACAACGCCGTCACAGGCCCGCAATTCCCGCGCCGTCCACGTTACCCGGACGATCTGCCCAGCGACAACTTGCGGCGGGTGCATTTTGGTGTTCACAACAATGATGGGCGGAGTGTTGTCGGCCAACATTGCGACAACGGGAGCCGCAACAATAAACGAAAACGCCGCAGCGGCGATGTGGCACCAATAGCGGCGGCGGATTCCCATGATCCTGCGGTTCATGTGCCGATCTTCCGCAGGACACCGATCTCTTGAAGCCATTTGACGATTGCCCACGTTGCGGTACAGATCGCGGCGATCCACCCGCCCCAGATGCGAAGGCTGGCCCATAGCCAGCGGACATGTTCCTCGCGTTTTTTCATCTCGCGGAAGTATTGGATTTCATCGTCGGACAGCGGCGGCGTCGTCATGGCCGCCCCAAAAGGGGGATGAAACAGATCGCGAAAGCCATGAGCAGCACAGGCAACGCCTCGATCATTTCCACACCCGATTGATGATCGAGTTGGCGACCTGCATTCCGAACAGCGATAGGACGATGATGCCGGACCATTCGGCCACGGCTCCGTCAAGTTTATCGGTGACGCCCCATCCGAGAACCTTGTCCCAGACGATGACCTTGGCGTAATAGATGCCGAGCGGGAACACGAACAGCGCCCACCCCATCCACCATACACGCGAGTTCATCGCGGCCAGGGTCACGTCCCGCTGCGCCATCAGCCGAACCTTGTCGGCTTCCATCAGCGCAATGGCTTTCTGGACGTTGCCGTTCGCCTTGGCGATGTAGTAGTCCAGACCCTTACTGAGAAGGCCCGGCAGTCCGGTGACAAGCCCCCACAGCCAAGTCATTTGCGCTTGGCCTTTTTCTTCTTCGGCTTTGCCGGCACGGGTTTTGGCGAGCGGAACCAGCCGACCAGATCGCCCTTGCGGTATCGGTCATAGATCACGAACAGCGACACGACCGCGACCACGACAAGCAAGAACCGGATGTCCGTCACATAGGCCAGCACAAGGGAGAGCAGCGACACGACTTCAGCAGCGATAGACTTGCTCTTGACGACCGGCTTGGGCTTGACCTCCTTGACCACGGCACCGCCGAAAACGATACGCTGCGCTTCCAGCCAATCGGCATCCGGCGCGGGATAGGGTTGACCAGCTTCGTGCCACGCCTGCGCTTTCAGGAATGCAATGCCGGACGGGGACCGCAGGAAATCGTCGTTTATGATCGTGTCGCGCTTCATACCCGGAACACGACGCAGAACGAAAGCGATATAGCTCTCAACGTGATTGCCGCCAGACCAGACCTTGATCGCGGCGCTGAACGGCTTGTTCCTGTACCGCGCAGAGCGCCACAGGTCGATTTGAGCGCAGATGCCCTTCACGTAGGTTGGGAACACGGCGATGTTGTTGCCCTGCCCCGTCCCGTCATTGAGGGGCACGGTATCCGTTGCCCCCCACTTGCGCGCAATCGCGTTCCTGCCCCACATCGCGCCGGGGTTTTTGTATCGGATCGAGGCCGGGACTTTAGCCATCAGAACACCAGCACGGCGATCAGGACCGCGACGAAGATGAGTAACGAGGTCTGCGGACGATCCTCAATGAAGTCGATCACCTTCTCATAAGCCGCGAGCATGGCATCGAGTACCTTCATGGCTAAAAACCTCTCATTGGTATGAACAGACAGCGCGTGTTCGCGCCTTGGTGTTTGACCCACTGACGAGACGCCGCGTCGTAGTCGCAGGCGCAGCGGTAGTGCTTTCCGTCCGGCGACCAGTCGGTTCGCTTGCGGACTTGGCCGGTCGATTTCACTTCGTAGTTGTCATCCGGCAGCGGCCTTAGCTCGCTTTCGGAAACCTCCCAGCAGCAGTCGTTGGTGACGCAGCACGTCGCCGGTATCCACGACAGAAGCCACGGATTGCTGTGGCCGAACACAGTCGCCATGTTGAACCACAGCCAGAACAGCCCAACCGGCAATAGAAGAACGCACGCAGCCAAAAGGCGGTGCATGAGATATCCTGCGTTTAAGCTTGCGTTATGTTCGTGCAGCCGGATTGGCTGATGGCGACGGGATTAATCCGGTCGATCTTCATATTGTCGGTGTTATAGGCGTAGAGTGTTTCGAGATACCGAGTGCTCCACTTGACCGCCGCAGAGCGATACGCCCCTGAATGCTGGATCGTAGCGTGGCTGACCGTACCGCCCGCCGGGTAACAGTTGACATCTTCCAGCCAAAGGCCCCGCACGTTGACCAGCCAGAGCAGCGCGTGGCTCGCCGCGAACAGTTCAACATGCTCAACGTGGACGCCGCGAATGCCAAGCGGGTCTGCGGATCGCAGCGCCATTGGAATGGCCCACATGACGCCAGGAATTTTTGAAGTTATGTAGAGTTCGCTGATGATGCTGTTCGACGCGTAGAGGCCGTTGACATCAAGGGCGACTCCGTTCGTTCCGTGGTTGGTGTGCAGCGCGAACCCCCGGAACCGGCTTTCCTTCCGTATGTCGATAAACGGCTCCGCTAGGGTTGTGGCAGGATAGTCCCGAACCAATGCCGAACCTGGGAGCGCGTCGATGAACATTTTTCGCGCGATGTGGTCGGGCCGCGTCTTAAATTTGAATGCGCCGCTGAACACCACCCAGGGCGGGCCGTTCGCAGCCATAGCGTTCCACGGGAGCGTGTTGTCGAAATCCGGGGCTGTCGAAAACCCGATGTCGGTTGCGGCGACGGGGGTTGTCATGCGTACTGCCCCCCGGTCGCGGTCGATCCTGCGGAGTTTCCGGGGAAGTACGTGCCGCCGCCACCCGCAACATAAATGACGCCGTTCAAAATGGCGCTGTAGTAAACTCCTGTGGCCGAACCGGAGTAAGTGTTGCCGTTCGCATTGATTACGGAATTACGAGCACAGAGGGCGAAAGTGGTGAACGCTGGCGTTCCTGTCAAAGTAACAGTTCGATTTTGCACGGCAATCTGACCGCACGCCAAAGCGTTCATGTGCTGCCCGGCCCCGCCGGAGATTGTATAATTTCCAGACGCCTGCACAAAAGCGCCGTTGAATGCAAATATATGATCGGCAGCACAGGCACCAAAGTTGCACGCCTGGAATCCGATAACAGCGAGAGGGGATAGGTTGTCAATACAGCGCCCCGAGGTCGTGGTTTGAAGTTTGAAGCCACGGATCGAGAATTTTCCGATCACGCCCTCCGCAGCGGTAAAGCAAGACGCGCTCGTTGTGCTTTGGATGACGTTTGATGGCGTTGACTCGTCCCCGACAATGATGAGCGTCCCCGAACCCACCATCGTCTTTAAGGAGACGCTTGCGGTTCGCGTCCCAGCGCCGACCTGAATTGTCACATCGTAGGTGCCGAGATCGAGGCCAGCCGCTACATCGACCGCCTTCTGGATGGTGAGAAACGCCCCTCCACTGGTGTTTGCCAGTCCGTCGTTGCTGTCGCTGCCGTCTGTGCGGACGTAGTAAGTGCGCGCGGCAGTCAGCAATTCGCGACTGGTGGTGATGGTGCGATAAAGCGTGTCGAAGTAGGTTTTCAGAGTCGCCTTGAGATTTGCCCACGTCAGTTTTTTAAGAACATTTGATGCCGCGCTATCGACAAGCGCCAGTTCATCGGCGTCAACCGGCGTAGCTTTCGACGCTGCCGCGTTCGTGTCTCCAGCGACATCGCCGCCGCTGGTGAACGCGACCCACGCGGCCCCATCATAAAAGCGCAGATTGTCGGAAGATGTGTTCCAGTAAAACTGCCCTTCGACCAGTGCGTCGCCGTCGTTATCGAGCGTCGGATCCGATGCCTTCGACCCTAGGTACGTGTCGTCAAAGCTATCTAGCGCCGCCTCCGCTGCAGCCTGCGCGGCCTCAGCCGCAGCCTGCGCCGCTTCAGCAGCAGCCTCGGCAGTCTCAGCGTTGGTCTCAGCAGTCTCAGCGTTGGTCTCAGCCGTCTGAGCAGCAGAGGCGCTGGCTGACGCCGCGCTGGCCGAAGCCGACGCATCTGACGCGCTAGAGGCAGCAGCAGAAGCCGCTGCGTCTGCGTTGGTCTCTGCGGTCTCCGCTGCCGTTTCGGACGCAGCCGCCGCCGCTGCACTGGCCGCCGCCGCAGCCGCAGAAAGTTCTGCGAGATTGGTGTTCTCAAGAACGTCAGCAAGATCGGTCGGGAGTTTGATCGCGGCCCGAACCTTGATCGACGCCTGCGGGCGCAGCCTGATTTTAAGCGCCATTACAGGCCGTCCAGAACGCTGATGGTGCCGAGAAGAACCTGCGAAACAATATCGTTGTCCTCATACAGAACGCCGACTTCGTAGGTTTTTGGATTGATGCCGCCCATCGCATCTGCCGTGGCGACAAACGACACAATGCCGTCTCCGGTCACGGTCAAATCACCGCCCGTTAGGCTGAGTGACAGGACGGTTGACTTTGATTGAGGGTCGCGGAGCTTGAGCGTGATTTCATCGGGCGGGTTCGCCTCCTCAAACCATGCTTCTCCGGTTTCATCGTTGATGAACTCAAGCAAATCAGTCCAAGTCTCCTTGTTGGAGACTGGCGCAAGCGTTCCTGTCATCATGGGTTAAAGCTTCTGGTAGTAGGTCACGACGATATGGCGCGGCATGTTGTTGTGAGCGCCGCCGCTACCCGAAGAGCCGGACGTGCCGCTTACGGAGTGCGTATGCGCGCCGGTCGAGTTCGACGAAGCCGTGATGCCGGTCGTGTTGCTGTTGACCGTAATCGCTATATTTCCAGCCCCGCCGAGCGCAGCACCCGTCGGGCCATAGCCAAACCCACCGGAGTTAATGGGGTTTGGCGCGCTAGTTGCTGCATGCGTGTGACCCGGATCGGTGATGCTGATGGTGTGCGAGTGCGCGCCGCCGGAGTCACCGGCGTATGAGCCTGCGCCGTGCGTATGCGCCGCTAACTCGGCCGTGGTGAGCGTGTGCGTGTTCGCGCCGCCCGTAGAGCCGCCCGTTGTCGCATCGCCGGTCGTGAACGATCCGCCATAGCCCAGCGAGGCCGCGCTGTTGCCCATGTCATCCGCGCCACAGAGAAACGCGGAACGGGCGTCGATAAGCGTGAGCGCCTTATTGGCGGCGAAGTCAGCAGCGGCACTCGCGCCGCGCCCCGTTGCAACAGGGCAGATCGTGTTGGAAAAGTTATTCCAGTTGAACGTATAGAGGTCTTCGGTATCGGCGTTGGCGCGCTCGGTGGCGCCAGATGATGCGGAACCGATGGTGCGCCCGTTGAGACGAACAAACCCGGTGCGAGCCCCCGTGGCGGGGCTGCAAACGATGTCGCCGGTTTGGATTAGTTCGGAGTCATCAACACTGTCTTCTGCCGCCTCAACCGGGTTGGGGTTGGGGATTTCGGTCGGATAGTAGAGCTGCGTCCCGCTTGAGGTTGTGACCTTCAGATCGTATGATGCGCGGAATGGGATAAAGACGGTCGGCCAGCGCCCGGACGACGCAGCGGCAACGGGGTGCGCGTGCGGTGTCGTTTCGTCGGCGTCTTGATAGACAGTGATCGGGGTGGTGGTGTTGCCCTGATAGAAATAGGCCAGGGCGCCGCCCGTTCGATTGTCGTTATTGTCCCGCTCAATGGTGCCGGACTTGGACCAAAGGATTCCCAATGGTGTCTCCAAAGAAAAAGCCGCCCGGAGGCGGCTGCTGTTGATTTATTTGGTGCTGGTGCTCTTACTGGCCTGGGCCCCGTGGAACGGATGGCTCCTCGCCATCGGCGGCGGATTTCATTGGGCCCTGTATCGCCCGCAGAAACTCAGTCGGGTTTACGTTCGCTCCAAGGTTGTTCGCAAGGTTGCGCGACGCCAATTCCAGCATAGCAACCCGAGGCGTTGATGGGTTGCGGACCAATTGTTCATAAGTCCGCGACCACTTCGTAATTGATGCCACGGCGGCTGGCTTGGAGAGAGCAGTTGCCATAACCCTGCCGCTGACAACGCTGCCGACTACCGCGAGGGGAGTCAGAAAATCGCCCATGAACATCGGGGCCACAACACTGGCACCCGTAGCGCCACCGATAGTGGTCTGCGCGGTGCCGGACGGGTTGGAAAACTTTTGCAACTCCTTGAACCGAGAAGACACCGTTGCGAGATCATCAAGCGCGCTTGCAAGGTCTGACTTCCCCCCAGAGCTAAACAGCATTTGCCGCCCTTGCTTGGAAAGCTTGCTGTAGGCTGTGAGAAACCGCTCCGGGCTAAAGTCTGACGACTGCAAAACCTCCGGGGCCCCGCGCGTGGTCGGGTTGCGCCCCATCTGGGATACGACGCCAGAAACAATCTCATTCCAGTTCTCGGTGCCG